CCTGCACTGGCTGTCGCCGCCAAGGAGGTTACTTGGCTTGGCGCGGTAGTATCGCCGGGGGTCGGAGCAGTCCCGCACCCAATACGAGTATTGCCTACGGCAAAATCATCGTAGTAAAATTTCCCCTCGCCGCCTTGGGCCATAATTTTCGTCCGGTGGATTCCGTCAGGCTGACCCGCCACAAGAAAGGGCCTGTTGTAATAGCCGAGAGTTTGGCGGCCATCAATAAAGATTTCCAACGATCCGTCCGCTTGCCCTGCCGTGCCGAGATTGACATGGGTTTCGACGCAATACCATTGTCCATCATTGATCGCTACGCGGTCCATATTCACAGGGAAGTCACAGCTTCCGTTCGTATTCCCGCTTGGGCAGAGCTGATCGGGGGTGCCTTGCACCCCAACCATAAGCTCCTTGCTCCCCCATTTATGCCCCCACACGATGCTGGGCGTATCATCCGGTGTATAATCGTAGACGTTTTTGGAGTTGCCCCCTGTATAGCCCCCGTTGACCGTCCTAAACCAAAACCGCTTCCAGTGGTCAGCCGATGAAGGAAAGTAGCGCGTGATATTGACGCCGGATGCCCCCGTGCCCCCATCAGGATAGAGCGCCCCAGTATAATCAGCCTCGACTGAGTGCGTCCCAGAACGGGGAAGTGCTGTGGAGCGGGTAGGGTTGCAGCCATCTGCCCAAGGGGCACTCGCTGGCGCAATCCACACACAGGCATCCGTCGTCCATCCGCTACTCAGGAGCGTGCCCGTGTCAAAGGTTTCATCAAAAAACGTCTCCGCCCCCGCCACGGTCGGGAACAGCATCACCAGCACACACACAAGTCGAATCAGCATTAGTTCCTCGCAGCGCGTGTGGCGGCAGGATCGCCGCTCGATGATTGATAGGCTCCGATGTCGGGGCGGTCGGGGTAACAGGCGCGGCCACGGTAGTCGATACAGAGTACCCCGCCCGTTCCAGCTCTCCGAAGCAGGGATGTGGGCCGTAATCGGTAATCCGTTGTTGACATAAAGAGCGGGTCAGTTTGCAGCCCGTTTGCTTCTTTCCCTTGTGCCTGGAAGCCTGTGAATGTGGTGCTTTGCGTGGCATCTCCTCCGTCTGAATACTCAAACATGGCCGCGCCAGTCGTCACATAATCGTTGTAGTTGACAATGTTCGCGGCGAAGGCGGCGTTTGTCATGCTGCACATGGTCATGTTCTTTGTTGTCGCAGACACCACGTTATTGACAATCTTCTGTGCGTTCGCTGCGAGCCCCAACATCAACCCATGCGTGACACCAGAAAAATAATTATTACTGACTATGGCGGTGTTGGCGGTACGGTAGCCGAGATACCCCACCGATTGCCCAGCCGTAACACAGGTCCCGATATTTGCCGTGGCGGGGTCAAGATCGTGGATCTTATTGCCAAAATACACGGCGGTCGTCATGCCTGTACTTTCGGACTGTTCCCATAGCCCAATCGGCACATGCGACACATCGTTCAGTGAGGCGTAGAATCCAACAGAAGGCCGAGCCGTCGCGCCATGCGAGGCAATGCCGTACAGTGCATACGACAGCGTGTTCCCCCGCACCACATTACTATCTGTCGCAACGTCATTTGAGGCGAATCCGATCAGGCCCCCTTCGTTGTCTAGTGCCGCCATCGGTATCGCATGGCTTACGGTATTGTCTACTGCTTGGCAATAAGAACACCCCGACAGATCAAGTAACCAGTCGCCGTAGGTGAGAGTCGAGTTGCGAACGATCATGCGAAGGCGAGCCGTCACATTCGTAACGTGGGCCATCAGTTGCGCCGTTACTCCATCCATAATGAAATCGTTCGTGACGCCTTTTACAAGTTGATGCCCCGACGCACGTACATCCAGACCGTCTAGCGTAATAAAGGTTTTGCTGTTCACATCAATAGTCGCACTTGTCGAACCGCCTATCGCATAGATGTTGCCGCCGTTGTAGGACTCAGAGCTTGGAATCCCTTCTGGGGAATAGACATAGATTGCAGCGTAGTTCGTTGCGTAGTTGCGGCGATACCAAATGGCGCTACTCGATAGGGAATTCTGATCGGCGGCTTGATCGGTAAACACAGTTCCCTTGAGCAGCATTGTTTCCGAGAGGCTCCCACTTAACACCCCAGCAGGAGTGCTCCACACACCATTGTTACGGTCTGTCCAGAGTGGACGCCACGCCACTTTCCCGATGTACACACTTGATCCGTTCGCTCCGGCTGCAAGAATTTGCAACGTGGGACCGCGGTTACTCGCATCGACGCGAACGCGGATAGATTTCGTGGTCCATTCCGTATCCGCCGTGGTGCAGGCGAGCGCCGCAATGTAGGCCCCGCCAGCCGTGCCCCATGTTGAGTACTCTCCGTTACCATCAACGCTATCAGACAAGCTCGTGGTATCGTTAAAGCGCACAGTGGCACTCGCCGTACCATCGCTCTTGCATTGATAGGTGAATTGATAGGCTTCCTCCTTGGTCGCATAGAAATCGTTGGAGAGTCTTGTCGGACCCGCCGTACCGTTGGTGACTTTGGCGCTGTAGTATTCACCTGTCGGCACAACGGTCGTCTCCTGGGCGATTGTTGCGGCTGTGCCTTTCGTCTCCGTCCATGATGTAAAATTGGACGAATCCCCACCCACCAGTGACGCGAATCGGCCATTAACAAATATCCCTAGCGTGTCGGATTGCCCGCGTCCGTGCAGGAAATACGCATCATCGTCCTCTTCGTTCAGTCGCACATGCGCCGGGGCATACAGCACCACCCCAGACTGTTGCGTGATGGTAATTGGCGACCCGGACGTTCCAGAGTCCCCGACCGTCAGCCCATCTTTGAAGTCAGTCCCAACGATGGTTAAGGTATCCCCTGCTACGACTCCTCCACCGCCCCACACGATTGTCGAAGCCCCAGCCGTTCCCGCCCACGCCCCCACGCCCCCATCGCTCGCCGCGCATGTTGACGCCGTGCCATCCCCATTAAAGGCGCATGGGCCACTAGGACGCGATTGCGTCACATACCACGTTGTTGCCTTAGCCCATGACGGCATCAGCAACGCTAGGAGGAGAAGGAGGAGAAGGATGGGCATTATTTCCACTCCTGGATGACAAGATAACCAGGGCACCCGTTGCCGCCTGCAAAGGTCGGAGCGCCCCCGCCACCACCAGCTCCGTACCCACCAGTACAGGCAGTGCCTACCGCATTCGATCCTCCAATAGCCCCTGTCCCCATGAGCGAGTTGCCCCCCGTGCCACCGCCACCTTTCGTACCGTTTGACGCGCCTCCCGCGAGGTTCGCCATGGCCGCGCTATACCCACTCATCGCAGGCACGATGCCGCCGTTCGCTGGTCCTGTGGCTCCCCCACCAGCCGAGCCACTTTCGATTCTCGTGGCATCGCCGCCCTGGACGAGGACTTGCGAGATCACCCCCGCCGCGCCAGTTCCCGTCCCCGTCACAGGGCATGTCTGAAGAATCGCATGGCACCCTCCAGCCCCACCGTTTGTTACGGTGCCTGTCCCTGGTGCGGTATTGGGTCCGTGGATACTGTAGGTCCCCAGCGGGAGTCCGGCGATGGTCGTGTGAAGATTCACGATTCCACCAGCCGATCCAGCCGCCGCGCCAACTCCTGCTGTGCCAATCGTTATGGTGAGGGCTGTCCCTGGCACGACGACAATCGGTTGTCGGACGACACAAACCGCGCCCCCTCCACCGCCTCCGCCGCCGCCTGGGTCGGCAGTATGTCCGCCTGCCCCGCCCCCGCCAGCGCCGCAGCCGGTGACACTGATGAAGTTACTGGTGGGAGTGTATGTACCGTTCGCCGTGAATGTCGTCGTCACAAGTGTCTGCCCAGGTGAGCCAGCAGCACTAGTGGTAACGGCTGCGGCCCACACCCCCGTCGGCAGGAGCAACGCGAGGATGAATATGGAAGTTAAGAGTTGTTTCATGGTCGCCCCTTTAATACATCGCATACATCACCGCCGTGGTTAGGCCAGAGCTGGCCGTGGTTATTACGTAGTAGTAGCTGAAGTTCGCTGTCACAACAGGGCACGCATCGGAGGTGGCTGTGGTTCCTGTGAGGGTCAGCGTACAGAGCAGCACCCCGTTAGAGGCTGTCGAACTGAACGCCCCATAGAGCTTCATGGTCTGTGCAATCGCGCCTGCGCCGGTCAGGACACCCATGAAGGTCTTGGAGCCTGTAGGCACCGCGACAGCGGCAGAGGTGGTATCGGTGATTTGTGATTCGACGGTCGTTTGCCGAACCACGCCACCGCTGGTTTGGAGCAGGTTATTCGTCTGTTCCTCACCGGAGATGAGGGTGCCGAGGGTCACACGCAAGTTGCCTGAGGTATCGCAACTTAACAGCCCCATGGCCGTAAGATCGGCAAACGTTGGTGCGGCGGTTCGCACATCGCACATCGCGGCCCATGACTCAGAGGCCGTCCAGACGGCCATCAGCACTAGAACCCTCATCCATTTCATATGCGGCCCTCCTTGAATCCTCACGCTAACCTCCGTCATGGGTGTAAATAACGCAGCCTTGTAACTTCACGGTGCCGCCTGTCGGGAAATCGGTGATTGCCAGAATGGCGCTAGCCTGTCCTGATCCGCTCGCGTAGCAAGTCACCTGCGTCGAGGCTGAGGCCACAGATCCGACCACTTGCGTATAGTTTGCTTTCGTCATGCCGGAAAACATGACCGCTTGCCCCATAAAGGGACTCATAAGCGTGGAGGCGCGAAACAACAGCCCTGTAATCAGGAGATTTCCCGATGCCGTGGTATGCGTAAAGGACGAGGTGATGATGTTGAACCAAGCGGTAATCTTGTTGCCGGAGATTTCGAGATAGCCCGTCTGCGTGGTGTAGGCTACCGAGAGATCGCCAGGGGTGACACAGGTCAAGACCGGCGTCCATCCGTCCAACCCCTTGCGGAGATTCAACACCTGCAGGTAGGTGCCGTCGTATTGCACGGTGACGAGATCCCCGATGCGGAGTTCTCCGCCCACGAGGGCCAGCGTGCCGTTATGACAGGTCTTAGCGGCCAGCCCTGAGATCGCCACCGTCGTACTGCCCGTATTTGTCGCGCCGACGATAAAGCTGAACTTCTGGCCTGCCACATACGCCGTAATGGCAGGCGAAGGCGTCAACGTGATCGCGTTACCCGTCCCGCCGACCGTGCCGACATACACGCCGGTCCCGTCCTGCACGTTCCCAATGTTGCAGGAGTCGGTGCGGGCGCTGCCTGCCCCCAATCCCGTGAACTTGTAGGTGGCCATCGGGATATTGGCTGTGATGGTCGTTTGTCCGTCCTTGCAAATGCGGTTACTCATCGCCGTCGCCGCATCGGCGGTATAGGCGTTGAACACTGCCGCCATGATGGGCGTATCCGTAATGACGGGTTGCCCTGTGCTATTGACGACATACACCCCTGAGCCGTTATCTGACATCGTTAGTTCCCCTGGTTCGCCAGTTGTGAAGCCGTTGCGCCAGTGATCGGCGTGCCTCGCTTCAGCAATTCATCGAGAATGGCCTGATACCTTGGATTGATCCCTGACGTTGCGAAGTTCTGATAGGGGTTCGACAACACCAGCGACCGTGCCGGACTGCGTAACAGCGGCAAGGCGGCAGCAGCCATGCCAGCAGGCCCACCAGCGGCCCCATAGCCCACCGTCCCTAGCAAGGCTGAGGCGGCAGCATCAGTGCCACTCACGCCCGATGACGGCACCCGCGCCCCTTCCCGCATCACCGATGGGAAGGCTTCGGCCATTTGCCCGATGGTCCTGAGTTCGCCGCTTTTCGCGGCCATGCCTGCTTTGTCGAGTTGTCGCCCGATGATGGGAGCGGAGATGTTTTCGTCACCAAAGTTCAACGCCTTCTCCACATCGTGGATCTTGGCAATCTTAGTCCGCGCTTCGGTCAACGCCTTGACGAGATCCTCGCGGCCATTCGCCTTCGCAATGTTGACAATATCTTTATGGATCGACGCGGCTTGAGCATCGAAGGCTCGTGCGGCGTCCCGCGCCTCAGAGTTGCCCATCTTCGACGCTTTCCATGCGTCACTCGCACTCTCTCGCGCCTTGGCGAGCTGCCCCACAAGATCCTTTTCGTGGAAGCGCGGGAACCACTCCATCTTGTCGGTAGGCTTGAGCTGTGAGACTTCTTCGTAGACTTTCCCCGCTTGTTTCCGTGCGGCCCGTAAGGTGTCCTCTGTCAATGGCGCATCGTCAGCCAAGCCAAGGGCCTTCTTCGCCAGGGCATTCGTCACGGCCTGATTGCGTTTGGCCGCTTCCTGGCCTACGGCGGCTTTCCCTGCCACGCTTTCGAGCTTGTTGGTGAGCCATGAGGGGTTGACGGTAGACGGCGGCACCACATAGCCCGCCTTGCGGCCTTCTTTGAGCGTTTCAGCCGCAACGGGATTGAGCAGGGATTTCCCAGCCCCCATGACCTTACTGGCGATGCCTGCCACAGCGGGCACTACGCCTTGCATCGCCCCAGTGATCGCGATACGTCCTATATCCGGTTTATTCGCTTCAGGGATGACGCTTCCAGCCGGTGTCAGTCCGGTTGCCTGGCTGATCGTTTCACCTAATGCCGCCCCTGCCATCGCCCCAGGCACGCCACCAATGGCCGTCCCTGCCGTCGCGCCCAATGCAGGCAACGCCCCTTCGCGCACGAATCGACCCGCGTATTGCGGCAAGGACTCAGCCTGCTTTGCGCCCGCTATCGCCATTTTGTAGTCAAGGGAGTTGGCGTGAGCCTTGAGCGCGTTGAGATCGACGGGCGCAACAGACGCGACTTCAGGCGCGTTCAACCATGCGGGAGTTCCGCTAGGCTGTGCCTCAATCACTGGGGCGTCTTGCCATCCCATTACGGCTTCTTCCTCTGCTTCCCATCAGGGCCAATGAATACGGCACCAGACGGCAGCGCGTTGTAGTCGGCATCGCTCGCAATTTTGGGAGGTACGCTAGACGGAGCCGCTTGCGTTGGTGCCACTGGCCCACCGTTCGGCGTAAAGAAGGACCCTTCGCGCAACTGTTTGGCCTTTTGCGCGTTCTGCTCCTCGCGCCGTTTCGCCATCGTAATGGCCCGCTCGTAAATGTCTTTGCGCTGATCGGCCTTCATGTTGACGGAGCCCTGCACTTCCAACAGTATCTTGCGTTCGCCCTCTGTCGGCATCCCGCCAAACACGGCACGCAACTGCTCAAGGGCTTGCCCTGTCACAATGTTATTGAGTTCAACCGTGGCATCTTCCCCTTCAAACTTCCCAGGGACGTAGCCAAGGATCTTTGAGCGGGTCCCCGCCGTCCCGCCGTCAAACGCCTTGTCATTAATCTCTAACGCCTTGGTGAGCGAGGAGACGACATTGCGCGAGGCGTTCACCGCGTCATCGGCTTCAAAGAGTTCCTTTTGCGCGGTAGGGGAGAGCGGAGTTTTCTCGTTCGGCTTTTTGGTCGCGGCAAGCTCTTTGATCGTTTCGTTGTGTTGCTGTGCCGTCTCTTTCCTCGTCTGCAACTCAAGCTTCTTCAAGTCTGCCGCTTGATCGGCTAACTGCTTCTTGAGGGCGTTCGCGTCTTGTCCCGCCTGCATCCTGGCGTCGATCTGCATTTGCGTGAGCGCCATCGTGTTTTTCATCTGCTCCACGCGGGTCAACGCATTCGCCTCGATGCCTTCACGCCGCACGGCGCGATTCTCGTCAGCCTGTTGCGCCTGGAAGGCGCGAGCGGCCTGCTTCTCGTCTTCCTGTGCCTTCGCCTGCTCCATGAACCGCACCGCTTCACGCACGCGCGGGTCTTGGTGGCTCATCGCTTCCATCACGGCTTTGCGTGAGGCCATAGGATCAGGTACTTGGAATTGCGCCTCGTTCACCGGCCCTTGCGTGGGAGGGGTGCCTGGTATCGTAATCTGCGCCGGTTGCTCCTGAATCGCGCCAAACTCGCCGGTCATGGGGTCTGCTGGCTGCGTGATGTTCGGCGGTCCTTGGACCGGCACCACTTGGTCTGGCGTGCCCTGGGGCAACGTACGCTCTGGGACCTGCTTGCCTTGTGTTTCGTCGATGTACCGTTGAACGGCCCTTGCCCGCTCGTCGTTCATGTCGGTGGAGAGAGCTTGCCGCTTCTTATCGACGACATGCGTCCCGACTAAACCCGCGAGCAATTCCCCAATCTTGGCGGCGTGCTGTGTGCCTGAGGTCGGGACGTAGAACCGGCCCACCATTTGCCCTTGTCCTGCTCCCTGCAACCCTTGCTGCATGAGGAGGTTGGCAATCTGCTGCTTCCGGTTAAGCGCCTGCTCCTCAATAGCGACATCGGGCGCAACTTCGCCGTTGTAGCCGTAGCGGTCTTGGACGCCGTAGCTATTGAGGTAGGGTGCTCCGCTGAATTGCTGCGCCACTTAGTACCCCTGTGGTTTCAAGTAATCGTAGGCACTGGGATCTGTTGCCATGCCCGTTCCTTCGCCCATGACGGGATCTGGTGCTCGCATCGCCATCGGACGAGGAGTCGCCGGTCGCTGCATCTGCCGCATCCCGTACATCTGCAAGCCGTTGCCGAGGGCGGTGTTAAGCCCGCCCAATATGCCCGTACCTTGGGGCTGCATACCGCGTTGCATCTGCATCGCCATCGCAATACGTTGGCGTGGGTCCATCCCCATCGGCGCTTGTGCGGGTTCGGGCGTCGGCATCGCCGGGTTGGTCGTGACAGTCCGTGGGTCGATCATATGCACTCTCCTGGGCTAATCGGATACGGGTGATACTCGTAATGGCAGCGGCGGTATCGGCAGCATTGCGGTAGATCCACCCTTTGACCGTCTCATTCTTAATCTCGGCAATCTGTCTCAACACCTCCGCCCCATGCTGCCCATCATGTTCGGCGTGGAATCGCACACAGGGGAGCGGGCCTACAATGGCCTCCATTGCATCAACTTGAGCAGTCGTAAACGTGCGGCATTCCAAGACCGCGCAATAGCCGAGGAGCACGCGGGGGTCGAGGTGTTGGATGAAGTAGTATTGAGCACCGGCAATGGCGGCGGCGGTGAAGTCATACGGGATCGTTTCGATGCCAAGCGCGGCGAGGTCTTGCTTGAGCCAGTCGGCGTGTCCTTTTTCCTCATCGCGTTTCTCCTCCATGCCCGCCAGGTCCAGCAGCGGATCGGTTGCCACCATGAGCGAATGGCAGAATTGTAAATGCCGCACCAGTTGCGCTTTCGTCTGAATCGGGGGGAGCGGATACTGTGCGAGAATGTCGTGAATCATCAGAACATCATCGCTCCGGCCATCAAGGCGGTCCCGCCAAGCCCTACTAGCCCTGCCGTGTTCGCGCTATTTCTGGCCTGATTCGCGTTATAGACATCGGTCCCGTACTGTCCGGCCTGTTGTGCCGCGTTATAGACCGGCGCGGCTTGGACGCTGGCGTTCTGTGCGTACCCTGGCATCTGGAACGGGTTGCTCGTTTGTGAGCCGGACATGAGCGCGGTGATTTCATTCAGCGGCACCTGACGCTGCGCGAGGAGTTCAGAGAGGCCCTGTTGACGGCTCTGCATGTCCATCCCGTAGGCTTGCTGCGTCTGATTGCCTGCGTTGATAATGGCTTGCTGTTGCGCATCGTTCTGCTGCCGGTTAATCAGGTTCATCTGCGCGTCATACGCCTTGGTGCCTGGCCTGATACCCGCTGCAATGAGGTCTGAGTTCGTGTTGTCGCGCTTGATGCCGAGATCCTCGTTCGGGCGGGCCATCATCGCGTCATAGACTTGATTGCGGAGGCTGTTGTAGTCCCCAGGCGCGGCAGGCGCACCGGAGTAATCGACCTTGCTACCGATGATGCCTTGCGCGGCACCAATGCCTTGATTGGCGAGTGACCCCAGCCCTTGCTGATTGCCGACTTGCTGGTTGTAGAGGGCTTGCTGTTCAGGGGAGAGTTTCTGAATAATCGTAGCTTGGTTCGGGTCGCTATACGTACTGCGATCAGGTGGGGCCAGGGCGTTCAACGTATTGAGCTGTTGCGCTCTGGCGTCAAGCTGCGCCTGTGACCAGCCGTTCGTATCTTGCGATTTGAGCGAGTTGATCTGCGCTTGATTGGTGTTATAGGCCGCCAGGTCTTGATTGTACTGATCCTCGTTAAACTTCCCCCATTGCGTTGTCTGCGTGCCGTAGGGGCTGATGACGTTCGGGTTATTGATCTGCCCCTGTACCTTCGCCGTTTCGACGTTCGCGGCGCCTTGAGCCTGCGCTGCGCCCACGTAATCCGGTGCCGGAGGAGGACTACCGCCCTTTGACATAATAGCTCCTCTTCAAGAATCGGCAGGCGTCTTTCTGCATCGTGTAGAGCAGCATCGCCCCTGACGGATCGGCCTGCGGGATCTGCGTCACTAGGGAGAACCCTAGCCGCTCGCACAAATGACGCGACTTGACGTTCCCTTCAGCCACCAGGCCGAGAATGACGTTCACGCCGAGATGCACAAAGGGATAGTGGAAGATCGCCCACAACCAGCGGCGAGTGATGGGGCCAGCTATGGCGATGCTCGCCATGATGGAAGCCCCGTTGTAGTAATCGTAGAGTGTACCGGCCACGAGTTCGCCATCACGTTCCAGGCCGATGCACGTAGCCCGATCCCGTGACGCAATCGCGCCGTGCTCTTGCATCCAAGAGCCGACCCGATGGGTATCTGTGGTGATGTGGTAGTCTGTGGGGCAACTCACCGGCATTGGATCATCCTTGTAAGACGTTCCGCTGTCGGCGGTATGACAAATGCGATGCGGTAAGAATGCAGAAAGACCGCTAGAAAGTCAAGGTCTAAATCCCTTGCCCGGGTTCATACATCATAGACGCGCCCATCCATTGCACCGTGAGCACGTTCGACGTGATCTTGACCTTGCCTGAGATCCATCGCCCTTGCCATTCTGACGGCGAGGACCATTGCCGGACGATCTCAGAGGATGCCGCCCAGTATCCGCTATCCCAGAGCGAGGTATCCCATACGGCCCCTGCGGTCGTCACATACGTCACCGTCCCGCTGATCGGTTCGTCCTTAAAGTCTACGTCAATGTCTGCGCCGTAGGCGACTGATCCATCCACCACCAGGAACGGCATGAACAGTTTGACATGCTTCTGGCGCGAGTCGCCAAAGTCTTGAAAGGCTTGTTTGGCGTAGAAGTCAATCGCGTTGCCGTTGTCTGCCGTACCGGTCCAGGCTTTATAGACCGTCGTGCCTTTGCAGAAATACAGCTCTCCGCTCAGAATGCCGAAGTCCTCCGCATTCCAGCCGGTGAAGCGGCACCAGGACTTCGTAATCGTATTCATCACGTATTGCTGATGGGTGCCGTCCTCAGACTGCGGGATGTTGACCAACAGCGCGTCATACTTCGGGAAGGCAATGGCTCGCCAGCCGTAGACCGTGCCATAGAGCCGTGCGGCTGCGGTAAAGGCGTCTTGGATCTTGTAGGAGAGTGCAAACTTGTTGCGGTCGTCGCCGCTTTGCAGTAAGGCCGTGAGCGGGAACGTCCCGTTTTCCGTAATGACCACGCAATCGCCGCCGTACTGAATCACACAGCGCCGACCCAGTGGCCGTCCAATGGTATAGCTGCCCACCTTACCCCAGGTCGTCGCGCTCGAGGGGTTGGTGCCTTGATAGACGGCTACTTCACCCTCAGAGGAGAGAAATACGGCAAAGTCATCAGGGCCGCTCCCAGCGTCCCGCGTCCAGGTTGCCATCGCCATGAGATAGCCACCACTCTTGAACTCGCCGGACAGGTCGTATTCAGTCAACGCCCCCCCTGCGGCCCCTGCGGCGAGATACCAGAACGAAAGCGATTGTTTCGGGATGAAGAACAGTCGGCCCTTAAAGACGTTGACCCCGATGAAGTCCTCGACCGCGTTGCCGGTATAGCCGGTCAGGGCGGGGGAGGTCGCGTGCGTCACCGCCGTCCATGCCGATCCGTCGTAATACGCGGGCTTATCGACCCCATTCACCGCAATCAGCCAGTTGCTTGTGCCGTCGCCAAAGCGTTCATGCTGGTGCTTGCCGTTGGTGCGGACCAGCACAGCAGCCCCTACAGCCCCCGCTGTGGTCACTTCGTAGACCCCCGAAGAAGTTGAGCAATACAGCTCATTCGTGCCGGTCAGCGTGTTGTAGGGCATCAGCGTCTTGCCGTTGCCCGTCATGCCGGTAGCGTGAGAGGCATGGCCCCCTCGAAACTCCACATAGGAGGGGCGGGGATACCAGTTCTGCAACTCAATGGCGTCCGTGGGTTTCATGGAAGCGAGGGCGTCACGCGCATTCCAGCCCCCCACCGGCGCAGCGTAGGACTTCATTATGGAGACTTGCTGTTGCGGGGCACCTTTAGCACGTAATGGCATTCTCATGGTGATGTGCTCATGTGTAGAAGTTAGGGGCTTTTTGCTTCGTCCCGATGTTCGTGCTTTGATAATGAATATCGGCCTCAAGGAGAAAGGGCGCAGGCACGCTCCCGCTTGCGACCGTAATGTTATTAGCCGACAGATAGAGCCGCATGGAGAGCAGGCCGTCCACCTCCAGATCATCCGTGTCGATCTGCGAGGCAGTCGGCGTGCCCGCCGATAATTGCCCCTCGGCAATGTGATGCCATCGGGTTGTCGTTGAGCAATTTTGCTGAACTGTCATCGTGATGGGGGTTGCAAACGCCGCTTGCTGATGCCCTTTCGCATACGTGACCTCTGCTCCCCATGTCACCGACCCGCCCGTGACGGTCCCCGATGCCGCGCCTGCTTTCGTCGTGGCATTTTGCACCCAATGGAAATGGAGAAAGAGGTCGGTTCCCAGCGCATAGTCATGCGGCATGTGAAAGAGCAGGAACACTTCATCATTCACGGCGAATTGAAACTCTCGCACCCCACCAATGAACGCATTGAAGGCAGGTATGGTCCCGCCAGCCCCACGAATCGTAATGGCCCCAAGCATGTCGTGCCACGGATACGTCGGGGCATCCAGGTCCACCTTGATACCTTGGGCGCTGGTCTTACCAATCACCGCCGTCAACGCTCTCGACGTTGTGAGGAGATCCCCGATTTCCCGTACTGCGGGTACGTCGTCAAGATAATACCCGCGACCGTCAGATGACGTATCAATGACAATCGGCGTTCCGCCGGTCGAGGCGAAATCCGCCGCTATCGGGACGCTCTCCTTATGGCGAATCTCGGTCATAGGCTCCAAGACTGATCGGGTACAAACACCCCAGGACTGGGCTTGCGAATGCTGCCGTCCATGCTCAATGTCACCTTGCCACCATCGCGGCCTAGCGCGTCCTTCACCTGCATTTCGTAGGTGCGGAAGTCCTCGGCATAGTCAAAGCCCTTTTCCTTCTTCCAGCGCCACCTGAGGCCCATAATGACGAGTTCTTCGGGCAGTAAGATCGTGTCAGTGTCTAGCGTGAAGTACTGCTTGTAGGTGGTGCCGTCGATACCAAGAATCCAGTACTTGCTGATGTATTCAAAGACAAAACTCAGCGAGGCAGAGGGCACGGGGCTGATAAGCATTTTCCCACCACGAATGCGCCAGGAGTAGCGCGGGCCGGTAATGGCAAGGGCTTGCCGTGCCTGCCATTCGCTATCAGACAATGGCCCAATGATGGGGAACTTACTCGTGCGGTCCCAAAAGGTGTCCTTCTTGATGTAGTCGAAGCCAGAGGCCGCTAACGTGGTGACGGCTCCTTGATCCTCTGCCGCCGTCGAACTCCATGAGGCTTCCTTCACGATGCCTTGCCACGGGCCGCGCTTGCGAAGGTCCTCGCCTTCTTCCTCCACCAGCCGCAAGAGTTGCAGCACTTGTGGATCTGAGGTGCCGAGGACCGAGGACGGCACCGTGACGCCGGTTCGTCCGGCCACGTATTGAATGACGGTAAGCAGTGACATGCGGCCCCCTTATTCGTCGATCAAATCGCTGGCTGAAATGTCGTCCGATTTCTTGCGACCGCGTGCCGATGGCTTCTTCGCGTCCTTCATCTCCGCTTGCATCACCTCGATTTTCGCGGTGAGCGTGGTGACGGTGTTCAAGAGCTGCTCGTTCGTCCGTTGCAGCGCCGTCATGTCTTGCGTCAGTTTACCCTTATCCTGCGAGGCCGTCATCCAGTTTTTTGCCTTGTTCTTGAGTTCAATCGCGCCCATGCCGATCTTGCGCAAGCCTTCGTCGTTGAGATCGGACAAGTCCTCAACGGTCCTGATCCCCACCCGCAGAAGAATCTCGACCTGTGCGGGGCTAATGACAGGCCATGACTTGATGGGCGTACCGTGGACCGGCATCTCCTGCCCGGCCTTCCAGCGTTTGTAGCTTTCCTCGTAGGCGTTCGCATGGGAGGCGTCGAGCCGTCCCGCCTGTACGTCCAGCTTGTTCTGTGCCAGCCATTGTTCCACCTTAAAGACGACGGAATCGGTAGCCCCAAGCTGCCGGACTGTGACCATATCCACATCCCGCGCCACATAGCGCCCCGCTTCTTCACTTTCCTTCTTCTGTTCCTTCGCAATCGTCTGAAAGCTCACAAAAGCGGGCTTGCCGTTCTTCGTGCTTAACTCTCCGGCTATGTCTGCGATACCGTTCATACTGCAACCTCCTCAGCAAAAGGGACGATAAAGTTCAAATTGGGGAACTGGGCACGGATTTCTCGCTCAAAGTTCCACGCCGTCAGAATCACGCCCGCTGGTGGACGTTCCTTGAGCATCTGCATCGACGCAATCGGGATCTTCGTGCCAGGGATAAACCGGCCCTGCTTGGCAGGGGTGTTGTCTACGCAGTAGTCGATCACCTTGGCGAGTCCAAAGTGATGAATCAAGGTGGTCGCCTTGGCCGTAGCCCCAAAGCAGGCCAGCGTGCCGTCTACGTCGAACACTTGCCGCTGGATCACGCGCTTGGCTTGATAGATGCGCTCCTGAAACGCTCGCCAGTCTAGCGGCTCTTCCGGCAGGACCATCCCCACCCCAGGCCGTTCGCAATAGACGCGAATGGAGCCGCCATGCGTCCCTAGAAACTCATAATTCGTGATGACCAGGCCATACCGCTTCAGGAACGGCACCCACGGCTTGAGGGTGTGATAGTCACGATGCTCGTGGTAGATCATGTCGAAGGCCCCCATGTGCATCATGGCGGGCAGGTATTGCACTTCAAAGACCAGTACGCTGTCATCGTGCATCAGCCGGTCAATGCCGGAGAACACATCGCGTAAATCGTCCACATGGGCCAATACGTTGTTGGCAACGATCAAATCGACGGGCGGCAAGGTCATGGCGAGGGCATGGGAGAACGGGGCTTTCACGCCCACCGTGGCGCAAGGGTCCACGCCGTAGGCATTGATCCCCACCCGCTGCAATTCTTCCAGATAGAGGCCGTTATTGCTGCCGATTTCGAGGCCGGTCTTGAGCGACGGATAGCGGTTGTGAATCCGTTGCGCGGCGTCAGCCAAGTGTGGCCGGTTCGCTTCGGGCGTGCTGTACTTGTAATCCACCCAATCCACCGTCACCTTTTCGCGTAACTGCACATGGCCGCATCGCAAGCACTCCTGCACATCCAGCGGCAACCGTTCGGCGTGGGTATCTGGTTCAGCGGGAAAGCTGTTCGCAATCGGGGTGGGTGTCAGCGAGAGCATGACGCGGGATTCCCCAGCGCACATGCGACAGGCCCATTCAGAGTAGTGTGCGCCCATTATGGCTTGACCCCCTCAATCCGCATATCCCGTGCGGCGATATGAAAGACCGGCTCCATCACCGTGACAGACTGATAGCCCACGCTATTGAGGGCTTCCGTCAGTTCGTCCTGTGACCAGCACCATTGATGCATCATGTCAGGCTTGCCGTCGCGGGGATCACCAAAGATCCCAAACAAGGTGAGCCGCAGATTCTTTTCGCCGTTGACGATCATGCGGGCAATCTTGTCGAGGCAGGGCAGCTCTAACACCAGCTTCCCCCCAGGCTTGAGCACGCGAAACCACTCAGTCAGCACTTGCGAGGCGTCTTTACGATGCAAATGCTCAAGTAAGTGAATCGCCCACAGTTCGTCGGCGTGATCCGTTGGGAAGGGCAGGGGGAAGGCATCGCTGTTGATGTCCTGGTTGCCGTGGCGGTCGATATTGACGAATCCAGGCAGGTATTTATCCCCCGCGCCCACATTCAAACGAATCATGCGGCCACCCGCTCAATCAGTTCGCGCCATTGCTGGCCGACGTTGGCCGGTGAGAACTTCTCAATGTAGGCTTGCCCTTCCGCCACCAAGTCGTTGAGATGATCTTTTTCCGACTGTGCCCACTTCAGGCCGGTGATGAAGTTGCCCACCCAGGCCACTTTCTTGAACTCAAAGAGCGAGGGGAGTTGATCGCCGCAGACCGGAAAGCATCCGGCGCGTAAGGCGTTGACCAGTCTATTAGGGCTTTTGTACTCGGTGCCTTTGCGCGTGGGAATCAGGACAATGTGCGCCCGGTGGAGTTGTTCGGCCTGTGCGTCAGGCGTCCAGCGGATATAATCGGCCTTCCAGTGATGGTTTTCGCCAGTCACTACCGTAAGGTCCATGTCCTTCAAATACGGCATCCACGGCGACAATTCTTTCAAGTTGATCTGATGCCCGTACCACAACAGCCGCTCGGCTCCGTTCGCGTGCGGGGTCGTCAAGGCTTCTTCATACGGGTCGGGGATGACCATATCGGCGTGCCGGTCAAAGTACTTGTAGAGCCGTCCTGACATATTGTCCGTCGGCGTGACAATGGCATCAGCCAGCCCCACCATCTCACGATAGACCGGACCCCACACAGGATGAGGGAACAAATCATCGCCTACGTCAAAGATGATCTTCAGCCCGTCCGCTTTCGAGTCTTTGGCAAGCTGAATGTCGTCAGGCGTCGGCTTGGAGAAGATCAAGACTTGCGCTTCGCCACCGTTCACCGTCCCGCCAATCGCCTCAGCAGGGATAGCAGCGCGATACCGATAACTCGCAAAGGTCGGCCCACTCCGATGCACAAAGACGGCTTTGGTCATACCCTCTTCCCCTGTTTCTTCCGTTCATCCAGAATCGCGGCAATCAGCCCGCCGCCTTTGGCTTCGATGTGTATATCAGGAAGGAGAGAGTACGTCACTAATTGAAATTCATTGGCCTGTGCCGCCATCGCCATATTGCACTCAAACCGCTGTCCACCCACGTAGACATCCTGAGTCACTCCCGTGCGGGAGCCGTCAAAGCGTTTTGTCCCGTCTGCCGCATTACAAGAGTCATACCCGTAGAGCACAAAGTTGCGGTAGCCCATGATATAGGCCAGGGCAATCGCCCGCAGCCCCGACGTAGACCCGCCTCCGCAGGCGTACTTGGTCGTGTCCTTGAACGCTTTCATCTCTTCGCTGGTGCCAAAGGCGTTCCAGAGCACCACATGGCAGTCGCTCAGATAGTCAAAGACTTCGACCGCGACACGCGAGGACAGCAGATAGAGGGTGTGCTGATTCTTCCGCTTGAGGTTCACACGGCGATCACGCGGTTCAACGGATACAAAGAGATCCGGTTCGATCCCTTGTTCGCAGAGATAGTCATGCGCCCCTTTGACGGCGCAAATCGGGCGTCCTTTGGCGCGTTCCGCTTTGATCTGGTCGATGACGGTGGGGAGCGAAGGGCCACTCCCCACACAGACCATCGTTCCGTCATGCGCGACAAGCGCAGGCACTAACTCCGGCAACCCACGAGCCAAATTCTTCTGGATCACCTCGATATGTTGCGAGGCATTGCCGAACTGGCTCACGTCGATGGTCAACGGTTTCAGGGTTGCCGTTGTCATGTTACGCCGGGTTCGTGTACGGGTGGACGTACATCGGCGTCGCGGCCACAACCGTGAGGGCGGTAGCCAACGAACCCGTTACCGGCAAGTACACCCCAGCCACGAGGCAGTTGGAGATGGTGGCATCATCCAACTCGCCCGCGTTGGCCGTAGTGAACAAGGGCACGTTGTCCGCGCAATCGTCGGACAAGCGCATGAGGAACGTCCCCTGACGCATCGCCCAGCCGTAGTAGGCCGAGGCGATGGAGGTCTGAATACAGCCGACCTTCTTCCCGCTTCCGGCGTCAGCCGCAAGGGTCGTGGTCAACGGAGCCGCCGTGCCCTGCTCATAGATCAGGACGGCGCAATACGCGGAGATCGCTTCTCCGGCAACAATGTACTCAGCCACGCCACCGGCATCCGTATGCACGATGGTGCCGACAGGAATGCGAGCGGTAGAACTCGAATCCGTCAGCGGGGGAGTGACAAGCGGACTGATGATTTTTGATGCGACAGCCATGTGCTATTCTCCTTGTTATTCGTGGATGATCGTCAGTCGATCACCAGCTTATGCCTTGAGGACGCCCTGCATTTTGCGGTTGCTGCACACCAGATTCCCCATCCAGAGAATCGGGATGACGGAACCATCCTGGTTGACAGGCCGCATATCGCTCATCTCTTCCATGTCCGCATCCTTATGCGCGACCAACTCCAAATAGTTGGTGTTGATGAAGTAGGCGTGCGAGGCAGGGATGCCGGTCGCTGAGGTGTCGTACAACACATCCGCGCCCTTGTACTTCAAGGCCACCGCGCCCCCGTCGAGCGTACCGCTGGAAGAGTACCGCTTGAAGGAGACTTGTGAACCCTCGAAGTGCGTGTAGTACACGCTGTCCATGACGATCAAATCCGTCTGATCGTCCGGGCCGCGATCCGTCGCCAGCCACAGCGGCAACATACAGCCGAGTTCGATGTTCGACGCCGAGATGGTCGTCACCAAATCCGAGGCATCGGCCACGGAGTTCTGCCAGAAGGACCACACGTTGGCGTCAATTGAACCAACGGTATTGGTGTTGGTGTCGGCAATAATGGCCTGCAAGCCGTTGATCTGGTTCGTGAGCGAGCCAGCGGAGTACAGGTCAGACGAGAAGCTATTCGTAAAGGTACGAATGGCATTCTTCAACCGCGCTTTCGCCAGGTTGATAATCTGCGATTCCCCGCTGTTAATGCGGAGTTCGCGGCCTGAGGCCACGACGTTAATCGCAATCTGCCGCCACTGATATTCCGCGGCACTCAGCACATCGGACTGGGAGATGTTCAACACATCCCAGTCTGAATACCGCTGATAGGTCCCGTTGCTGTTGTAGTCCAGCGGGCAGGCAATCGTCAGACCGCCATCTTCCAAGCGGTAGTTGCCGCGCTGCTTCATACGCTTCACCAGCGCGTTGCGGTTGCTCAGGTTGTCTTTGACGGTACTGCGGTGCTTCCGGTAGGTGGTCGAAACCAGCTCCGTGAAGGTAGAGTTTGCTGAAGGCATATGATGTCTCCTTATCGAGCTTTATTTGTCGCGTAAGTGAATTTTCGCGTAAGTGTCTTTTAAGGTGTCATCCAAGGACCCCACGGGGTCTGTCGAACTCCGTGCGGTATCACGGCTCCGCACATTGACGCCCTTCGCCGTTTTCTTCGGCAAGGCATCGAGGCGGGCGCGTTCTTTTGCCTTCTCGGCTTCTGTCTGAAGTCGAGCCTGCATCTGCTTTTCGCGTGTCACCGGATTGGCCCAAATCGCCCGCTGATAGGCTTCCTGTAAGGAGTCCCCAGCCTTGATGAACTTGGCGATGTCATCCGCCACATCCTCAAAGAAGGCGTTATTCGGGTCACTGGCGAACGCGTCCACTTCCTGCTTGATGGTGGCTTGTGCCGCCGCATACGCTTCCCGCTGTTTGGCGAGTTGCATTTCTTCGATCTGTGCGAGTTTCTGTTCAATGGTCTGTAGGCGAGGGTCAACCGGAGTCTGGGTGGCGGGATCGCCAGCCTGTTGCGGCTGTGCCGAGATGCCGAGATTGCGGCCCAATTCCTGATAGGCTTGCTGCCGTGATTCCGGCGTGCCGGTCGTCAGCCGTCGATTCGCTTCCAGCAAGAACTGCACGGCGCGTTGCGGTTCCACCCCATGCCGGACAAAATCCTCGTGATACGGCGACACCACATCGTGAAACGTCTTGCCGAAGTTCGCGGCTTGCTTGTACTGCTCCAAGCCGTCGAGCATTTGCTTTTCGCGGGTCTGCCAATACTGCTGCACTTGCGGAGGCGTCTTGGTCCAGTGCTCGTGCATCTCTTTCGGCCAGGACTTCGGCGCGGTCCCTGTCGTCGTCTCAGGGGTTGTCGCTGTCGTCGCGGCAGGGGTCGTCTCTGTCGGTGTTTGAGCGACAGCCTCTTCCTTGGGCTGTTCGGCCAATGCTTCAGCGACCGTCTCCGTCGCGGGCTTGTCTCCTTCAGGCGTCTCGACTTCGGGGAACAGTTCATTCCCCAACCGTTCAACGGCTGAATCCATGTCAAACCCGGTCTGTTCTTCCGCTACTTCTGTCTCAGGCATAGAACCTCCAAGCAATAAAAAAGGCCTACCGAGCAGCCGCGCTGCCTCGATAAGCCTTGACCCCTGCGTGTTCTGAGGGGGTAAGCGATGATGTGCGAACGATTACTTCAGTTGTTTTTTACATGCCTCGCAGAGCTGTTCTTTCATCGCGTCCGCCATCCATTGAGGTACGGGCGCGAACCGATACATGCCGTTCTCTTCCATCCCCACTTTCTCCTGGCAGGACTCGCACAGTACGAGGATGGGAACGCCGTGCCATTTCATTTATCTAGCAACTCCTTCAGCATCCGGCGCAAGCCGTCGAGCTGCCGCAGAATGTCAATAATGCGCTGGCGGTCCTGGTCGCTCATGCCGTGGGCGTGCTCCTGACCACATCTGCTGTCATGCCCTGGTCTACCATTTCGCTATAGAGTTGTGCCCGTTTCGCCGTGGGCATCTTCTCAATCGTCTCCTCGACATGGGCGTCAATCATCGCGTCGAGCTTCGCATCGCCCTCGTCAATCCGGCGCTTCGCATCGCGTTTCATCTCAGGGTCGTAGGGGACGCAATCGTTCCGCTTCAGGTCCTCTCTCCAGGCGTCATGCGAGGTGATCGGCCTGCCGTCGATCGGAGAATCAAAACACAACTCCGCCGCCACCTTGACCAACGTCGGGGCGGTAATGATCTGCGTGGCTTCCTGACCGCATTCACACATCCAGACCGATGAATGCTCTGAGACTGTTGAGAACCGCTGGAAGCGATGACCGTTCAAGCACGAGTAGAGATAACTTGGCATCACACCCCCACTGGTTTCGGCATGTTCAAGGTTGGGAATGCGAGGTCCAGTTCAGCGAACCACTCCCGCGCATAGTCGCAGAACTGGTAGTCCCTGAACCACGGACCTCCTAAGGTATAGTGAATCAGTTTCGGGGTTTCGGTGCTCTGGTTCGGTTCAGCCACCAGATAGTTCCACTCCATCGGCAAGTCGCCAATGTTCTGCTCCACGCCCGCCCAAGTCATCCGGTGCAGGTCCAGACCGGAGGCCGTGTTGACGTAGGCCGGGGTGAGCCGGTCGCAGTACTTGTTGCGGAACACCATCACGCTCGACCAGTTCTTCCGTGGATAGACCGTTTGCTCCTGCGCCTGCATCTTGAGCGAGGACGACGGCGTGTAGCTATGCTTGACGCACCAGACGGCGCGTAGCTCATCTTTCTTGGCAATCTTAACCAGTTCATAGACATCCCCCTGGCAGAGCATGTCGCAGTCCATGAAGATCGAATAATCGCCGTACCCGCTCATGTAGGGCACTAGAAAGCGCGTCAGCGAGAACTCGGTGCTTTCCGTCTTGCCCCGCTCCCTCGTATAGAGGCCAGCCTGGCGTAAAGAGTCTTGCACCAGCGGCGTAATGGAGACAGGTCCCGACGCCTGCCGTAAGATACTGTGGCAAAGGACATGGTAGGCGACGGTTTCAGCGGGGTCATAGCCGATAAACACATTTAAGGGCCTCATGCAGCTTCGTTCTCCGATTCTGTTTCTGCGGCTTCTTCCGCTCTCGCCGCTTGGGCGGCGGCACTGATCCGCGCCACTTCAATCTGTGCAGCGGCGGCAATGTTCGCCTTCTGAATTTCCGTCTCTTGGTGTATCAATTCCTGCATCTTCTTGGTGTCGCGTTCCGCCTGCATCTGTCGGCGCTGCATCTCCATCGCTTCGGGAGACGCTTTGGCCTGATGGACCGCATCACGCATCGCCATCTTGGCCTCGTTCACCTGTTGCTGTTGCGCCAAGACTTCTTCTTGCTGTTTCAACTGCAGTTCGCGTTGTGCCAGTTCCTGTTGCTTGATCGCCAGCGTCTTTTCAGCCTGGAACTGTTGTGTTTTCAACTGCTCGCTCGCCTGCATCTGTTGCATCTGCTGTTGGATCTGTGCGAGCTGCTGTTGCGCCTGCGCCAGTTCGGCGCCCTTGCCGTCATCTTCCGGTTTCGGCGGCTGCATCGCCTTGATGGTGTCCTCAAGTTCTGACCCGTACCGCCACCGTCGGACAATCGCCAACAGCATCACTTGGGCCGCTTCAAACGGGAGGGTGCCGGACTGAATCATCGGGCCAAGCCCTTGCAGCACTTGCGCGAGGACCTGCAAAATCTCTTGAATGTTCTTCTGATCCTCGGCTGCTTCCGGTTCGACCGTGCTATTCGTCTCAATGTCGATCCGGTAGGCGCGTTGGAGATCGTCGCGCAACATCGCCAGCACATCGGACCACTTCGGGGCCTTCAGTTGCTCTTGAATCTGCTGCAACTGCTGCATCTGCGGGTTCGGCTGAGGGGGTTGCCCAGGCTGCGGAGGCGGCTGTATCGCCTGTGCCCGCTGGATTTCTTGGCTTATGGCCTGAGCAACCGCTGTCAGCTCGTTGAACTTGGCGCTCACGAGGAAAGGGAGACCCGTCATCTTGGCCCAGGTTTCTTCGCTGAACTTCGTCGCGGCCAATTCCAACATGAGCCGCAGCAAATCCCGCGCATAGCGTGCCACTTCCTTCTGTGCCCGCTTCAGCCGCAACGTCCCCCACTGCGTCTTGATTTCCTGTGCGCCGAGCGTTTCAGAGGCTTTGGACGATCCCCGCAGAATGTCCGAAATGCCGGTGATTTCGTAGATGACCTGTTTGCACTGTTCCCGGGCGCCGAGCAGTTCGCGCAAGGTGATGATGAGTTCCTGCACCGGCATGAACCAAATGGCGTTCTGCAAGCCCTTTTCAGCAGCCAGGGAGGAGGATTTATCGGCGGGGACCAGTTCGTTATCGTCCGCCTCCATCAGCTTCTTGAGATCGTCGCCTAATTCGCTGTCATAAATGCCCCGCGCCTTGATCGCCTTGGTGATCATGCGAATCCGGCGCGTCAGTTCGTTCAGTTCCTTTGCCTGATTCTCGTACAGCACATAGACGGCGGTCGGGGTGAAGCTGTGGTTCTTCTTGAGGAACTGCAACGGCTTCGGGCAGTTGAAAAAGCCGGTCAGTTGCAGGGGGTCATCTTCTTCCTTCAGGAAATCGTCCTTGTAGGTGTCGCTGAGATAGCGAACCTTGCGGCCCCCGTCCTTATCCCACACCTGATAGATCCGGCAGGTCTTACGCTCGCCTTGGTGTGCGTCCTCTTTGCTCTTGGGTTCGTCCTTCTCCTGCGGCGTGTTGTCTTTCGAGTAGGTGAGCTTCGCCGCTATCTCCTTGCCAAAGAGCTTCGTGGCTTCTTCACGGTCAATTTCGTTCTCGTAGGCCACCCAGGGGACGTTGGACCACTTCTTCGCGTACCCGAAGTAGACCTTCTTCCAATCCTTGCTTTCGAGGCAGACCAGTTCGGAGGTCATTGCAGCCGGGACCGCTTCTTCGCCCTCTACCGGCGCAGCCTCGACAAGATCGGCGTCATAGACCACGGCAGTGACCGCACGGCCAGGCAGTAAGGCATCGAGAGACGCGGCCTGCATCCCATCGTCAAACACTTCGTAGCCGTCCACGTTGGTATCGAGCAGAAATTCCAGGCCCCGTTGTCCGGCCTGGGCCGCTGCTTTGCCGAGGGGGTCGTCATCCTTGAACCGGCGCTGTACCACAGGGCGGGGAATGGCCGAATAGACGGCAGGGAGCAGCGTTTCGGTGTTGCTGTAGAGGATATTAAACGGCGTTTCGTCCGACTTCGTGCCGTCATAAATGTCCAGAATGCGTTGGCCGGTCTTGCGAAAGTCGGATTCCCGCTTCTTACAGGCCTCGATTTCCTTGACCCATGCGGCCACGGCTTCTTGTTTCGTTTTCAACTCATCTTCGGCAGTCGGCTTCGCCATTCTCGCTCCTACTGGCTCAACGCCCGTTCACGCTGTTTACGGCTGAAATGCTGCGCTTTGATCTGTCCAAAGGTCTGTTGACCGGGATTCGTGG